GTCGCACACCAGAGGCCGCATACTATGCCGACCCCGAGACCGGCGACCCATGGACAAACGAGCAGCGCGTTGACTCGATCCACGCGGGCGAATGGCGACCGACCCTACCGTTCACCGGCGTTCGCGGTTACCAAGCCAACGCAATGATAAGCATTTTCCCACATAAGAAGGGCTACAAATCCAAGTATCACCAGTGGGCGGGCGAGTTCTTGGAAGCTAAAGACGCCGGGGTTGAAGCGCTCAAGACGTGGACGAACACTTTTAAGGCTGAGACATGGGAAGACGTGCTCGGCGAGTCAGTGGACTGGCACCCCGTATACGAGCGCCGCGAAGACTACCCGACGGACACCCTGCCGGACGGCGTGCTTTGCATTACGTTCGCCGCCGACGTGCAAGAAGACCGCATCGAGTTTGAGTGGGTGGGCTGGCGTGACGGCTTTGAGTCCTACGGGCTGCGCTACTCAACGATAGTCGGTGACACCAAGCGCGGCGAGGTGTGGGAAAAGCTCAACCGTGAAATCCTGCGCACGTGGAAACATCCTGCGGGCGGCGAGCTACGCATGTCACGCGGGTTTATCGACGAAGGTCACAACACCGAGCAAGTGCGCATTTTCTGCCTCAAGATGCTCGCTAGCGGCTACGAGGTATATCCGTCCAAGGGACTCGGGCGTGCCGGTCAAAGCGAGCCTGAGCTTGTCGCGTTTAATGCGCAGAAACGCCAGTCTGGGGTCAAGGCTCCGACCTTTAACATCGGCGTCAACCGCGCCAAGCGCACGATCTACAGCCACCTAAACCTTGACCCGCCGGGCGCACATACCATGCACTTTACCGACCAGCCCGAGGCGGGCTACGACGAGCACTACTTTGAGATGCTGACAAGCGAGCGCATCAAGACGCGCTACTATCTCGGCCAAGCTTACAAAGTATTTGAAAAGCCTAGCAGCTCTACACGAAACGAAGCCCTTGACATCCGCGCGTATGGCTACGCGGCCATCGTCTCGTTGAACCCGTCGTGGGATGGACTGCGCAAGATGCTAGACAAGATGCTGCCAGCGGAGAAGGTGATGCACTTGAAGCCAGAGGCTGAGGCGACGGCAGACGGCGACAAGTGGACGATTAACCCACAGAAACCCACGGTAAAGCGCCCAGCGAAGACGGCGGGCAAGCGCGTGCGGGGCGGATTTATTAACAACTGGTAAAATAAATAAATAAAAAACGCACAAATGCGTAAATAAGTCTTGTTTTTTACGCATTTGTGCGTAAATTGGTTTATAGCTCATAGGGACAAGCCCAACGACTAAAACCAACAAAACAATAAAAACCATGAAAAATCTAAACTACATCACAAACGATCTCGCAGTTTTCGAAGACACAATCATTAACCACTGGGGCACCACAGACTACAACGCCGAAGGCTACCAACTGCAGAACGGCGCTGACCGCACGCTCTGCGAAGGCCAAACCGAAGACGGCGAGTGGATACTATACGCGGAAACAAACGGTAACCCGGTCGTATTATTTGAGGGCGAGGGAGAAGAGTTTGTTGAGCTGATGACTGATGCCAATGGCGATCAAACCGCCGAGGAAGTCACCAATCTTATTTTGGATGCAATCCAAGATTCCGAACTCAAAGAATGGGCGAAGGGCGTGCTGTGCGCATAACAACCGCAAATAGCGCAAGCAGTTACGGCCAACCCGTCATCTTATCTGATGGCGGGGAAGTCCTCGACTACGCGGACGGAATTAAGGCCGTCCGCTCGAAACTGGGAATGACGACTCAGAGCTTAGCCAATGCTTGTGGAGTCTCGAAACGCACTGTTGAGGGCTGGGAGTCGGGACGTATGCCTGCCGCTGCCGCTCTCAATGTGATGGCCAATTTTTTAAGTGGGCAGAACACTGATGTCTGACGCGGCACGCAGTGCCGTTATCAGCACCGTCTGGTTGGCATATTTTAACCCGAACAAATGTAACAAAATGAAGGAATACCACAAAATACAAACGGTCTTCAAGCGAGACCCCGACACGAAATTCAAGACCCTGATTGAAGGCGAATACTCGCTACCGGCGTTCGGGTATCTGGCTAACAACGAATGGGTGTTCACGGAGAAGGTGGATGGCACGAATATTCGTGTGATGCTCACCGACAAAATGGCCTTCGGCGGGAAAACCGACAACGCACAGCTACCCGCTAAACTGGTCGAACGGCTTTATGAACGATTCACGGAAGAGGGATTGCGCCAGCAATTCCCAGATGGTGTCTGCCTCTACGGAGAGGGATACGGGGCACGTATCCAAAAGGGAGGCGGCAATTACCGCCCCGATCAAGATTTCGTGCTCTTCGACGTGAAGGTGGGTGACTGGTGGCTGGAGCGGCAAGCCGTCGAAGATGTAGCGAAAGCGATGGGGCTCGACGTAGTTCCAGTGACAGGCACTGGAACGCTGGCCGACCTAGTGAACGTGTGCCGTGCAGGACTCGTATCCAAGTGGGGCGACTTCGAGGCAGAGGGTATCGTGGCACGTCCGGCAGTCGAACTGAAGACGCGAGCAGGCGAACGAATAATTACTAAGCTCAAGACCCGCGACTTTCATGCCAACATCGAGAGTAGCTGCCCCGACGCAGCACCAAAATCTAACAATAAACCAAAAGGATAATATGCAAAACGCCAGTGCAACAAGCGCGAACGGCGCGAAGCCAAAGCCGCGTAACACACACACACCGAACCCACTACGAAAATGACCGAACCCGAGAAGCAGTGCAGCAAGTGCCTAGCGTTTAAGCCGCTGGGCGAGTTCAGCAATGAAAAAAACGGCAAGCATGGAAAACGTGCAGATTGCAAATACTGCGCGAAAGAATACGACCGCAAATACCGCGCCGCAAACCGTGAGAAAATCAACGAAGCCGCCCGCAAACGCCACGCCGCAAACCCTGAGAAGCAGTGCGAAGCCGCCCGCAAACGCTACGCCGCAAACCCTGAGAAGCAGCGCGAATACGACCGCCGCAGTAAGGCCGTTACCCGCCACGCCCGCAACCAGTGCGCAGTAATCAACGCGCTCGATCCCAAGAAATGGGAGATTTTACGGTCCAAGCTCAAAGCTATGGACTCAACCAAAACCAAAGAAAAGGAATAACATGACTACGAAAATAACGAAAACAGAAGCTCGGCTCAAAGAACTATCGCTACAAGAGTTGATCGAAGATTGCTCACTATGCGCGGCAAACATCGCAGACAGCACCGTCGAACTCGGCGGGCTACTCAGCGAAATAAGTCGCCGCTATGGGCACGACGGAATCAACATTACGTGCGAGACCATCGGCATGGCACGAACCCTTGCAAGCAAGCTCATAGCCTGCTATCGCGGCGTAATGCACCCCGCAATCGCCATTGGCACCGTATCGCATTGCAGGCAACTGGCAAAGCTCACGATAGAAGAGCAGACCGACATCATCGAGAAGGGCGTGCCATACCTCGAAAAGATCGGCAAAGCGCACGCTACGAAGCGCGTCCCGCTCGAAAAGCTCAGTCAAAAGCAGATCGCGCAAGTCTTCGCTGGCGACAAGATCCGCGCTGAGGATGAGCAGTTCCAATATCTCAAAGAGCTGGCAGCCGAGCCAAAGAAGGAAAAGCCCGTGACAGGCCGCAAGCCTGACTACGAAGTGAAGAACGGTAAGCTCGTGGTCAACCGCCCGCACAAGTTCACCCTGCGCGAGCTGCTCGCCCTCACGGCGCAACTGTAGTCGCTTTCTGGATACGCTAACAGCCCGCTCTAGCACGGCGGGCTTTTTTGTGTCCAAAGCGTAAGATTGACAATCCGCCTTGTATCCTTTTTATGGATACGCAATGGCAACCGCAACGACCGAACCGCTTGAGCTAACGGCAGGCTTTACATCTAACTGGGATAAAACCCTCAGAGACTACTTGCCGTCGCTCTACACGCTTGAATACACGCTCGCGCCGATAGCTGGCGGCGAAGTGCTGGTCATCACGGCGACAAGCACGCTGGACACTTTCAATCTTCGTCTGACGCCGACCATCACCAGCGGGTTGTCAGCAGGAACGTATCAGCTTATTGGATACGTCAAGGACATCGCAACAAGCGGCGAAACGACCACCGCACGCATATCGACAACCCGGACCACTGTCCTCGCCGCGGTCGATTCGATAGTTGACCGCCGAACATTTGCCGAGGAAATCGTAGCGGACTTGCAAGCAACCTACGCAAAGCTCGCAAAGAACACGATCAGCAGCGCAACCGTGAACGGCCGCACCTACACGAAGAAAGACTTAATGGCTATCCGCGAAGAAATCGCATTCTTTCAAAATAAGGTGCGCTCCGAAATGGGAGGGGCAACCCGCCGCATCGCCGTAACCTTCCCCTCTGTTACATAATGGAATTTCACATACCTTTTACCCGCAAAAAAAAGCCTACTGTTACGCGCCAGTTTAACGCCGCTCAGCATACGCGCCTTACTGCCGACTGGATCTCGTCGCCTACGAGCGCAGACGCTGAGCTACAGGGTAACATCGCCACTATCAGGGAGCGCGCCCGCGACCTAGAGCGCAACGAAACATACGTCGAAAAGTTCCTGTTTGAGTTGGAGAACAACATTGTCGGAACAGGCATCAAGCTACGTAGCGAGCCGCGCAACCCTGACGGCAAGACCGACGCGCTCGCCAAGCAAGCTATCGAGTGGGCGTGGCATCAACAGGGTATGCGCGAGAATTACACTGTCACAGGGCAGCAAACTGAGCAGAGCACCGACCGTCTAGCGATCCGAAGCATCGCGCGGGATGGCGAAGTTCTCGTCCGCATTATTCGCGGAGCTCCAAACAAGTTCCAGTTTGCAGTTCAGCTGCTTGAGCCTGATCACCTTGACGCGACGTTTAGCGGTAAAGCGCCGAACGGAAATGAGATCCGAATGGGCGTCGAGCTGAATCAGTGGAAAATGCCGATGGCATACTGGATAGACATCAACCACCCAGGCGACTACTACCAGACGATGCAGACAGGCGGCCAACGCCGCACACGCATTCCGGCTGACGAGATGCTGATGCCGTTTCGCAGTAACCGCGTAGAGCAGACGCGCGGCGTGTCGTGGCTCGTCACAGCAATGAACCATCTTAAAATGCTCGGCGGATACGAGGAGGCCGAACTTGTGGCCGCCCGCACCGCCGCCGCTAAAATGGGCTTCTTCGTGAGCGACGGCACCGACTACGGGCAAACCGATCCAAGCAACCCGAACGCCGATTTCTCGATGGAAGCCGAGCCGGGTATGTTCGATCAGATCCCGCAGGGGTTAAAATTTCAATCATGGGATCCGCAGCACCCGACCACCGCATTTGAGGGATTCCGTAAGGCCATGCTGCGACGCGTTGCTTCCGGCTTAACGATGAGCTACAACACGCTTGCCAACGACCTCGAAGGCGTCAACTACAGCAGCCTGCGCGACGGCAAGATTACCGAGCGCGACGGCTACAAGGTCATACAGGACTGGATGATTGCCACTTACAAACGCCCGATATATTTGGCGTGGCTCAAATGGTCAATCGACATGGGAATGGTTAAAATGAATCGCGGGCTTGGATCACCGTTGCCATTAGCAAAAATTGAAAAGTTTGCCGAGCATTCGTTTATCCCCCGCCGCTGGCAGTGGGTTGACCCGCTCAAGGACATGAAGGCTATGGAGCTTGCGCGCAAAAACAATTGGACATCTGACAGCCAGATTGTGAGCGAGCAAGGCTCCGACTTGACTGAACTTTACGATCAACAAGCAGAAGACGAAGAGTTGCGGATTCAAAAAGGCATCGAGAAACCGATTGACAAATCACTAACAAGTATCCAGAAACTGGATACATCACCAGCAAGCCAATGAGTAAGATTAAACAAATCCCGCGTCACCTAAACCGCATCGCTCACGTCGAGCTGGAGCGCGGTTTAAACGTGGATGCTCGCGAAGTCACGCTTTCGCTTTCGTCGGAAATGCCGATTCAAGACTTCCCTGGTGAGTTTACGATCCTCGACCACGGCACCGATGCCGTAATGCTTGAGCGCCTAAACACCGCGGCACCATTGCTGTTTAATCACGACCGAAACATGCACCTCGGCAAAGTCACGAGGGCATATGTCGAAGATCGTAAACTTTACGTGATCGCTAGATTCGGCAACTCCGAACTAGCGCGCGAGAAATTTCAAGATGTGCAAGACGGCATACTCACGGAAGTGAGCGTGTCTGCAAAGATCCACGAAGTTAAGCTGGAAGAGTCCGGGTCGGACGGGGTTGACACCTACAGAGCTACCAAGTGGGAACCGCTAGAAGCATCGCTTGTCACTGTCTCTGCTGACATTTCCGTCGGAGTCAACAGAACCGCAGCCAACCAACCCGACGACCAATACATCAAAATTTGTAATCCTATGAGTGAACTAACCACACCCGCAACACCCGAGCCAATCGCTCGCACTGAACCCACTGCAAAGCCAGTGATCGAATTCCGCACCGATCCTAAAGACATCGAGCGTAGCCAAAAAGCCGAGCGTGAGCGCGTCTCTGCAATCCACAGCCTAGCTAATCGCTATCAGGTTGAGGAAGCAGTCGTCCGCGACCACATCGACAACGACAAGCCGCTTGAAGCTTTTCAAGGCTACGTGTTGACGAATCGCCACAACGCGAAACCTGTTGATACGAAAAACCGTGAGCTTGGTCTTTCCGAAAAAGAAAAGGAAAGCTTCTCGGTTGTCCGCGCACTCTCGCAAACCGTCCGCGCAATGGACGGCCAGCACGGCGCATTTGACGGACTCGAAGCTGAGTGTTCGCGCGAAATGGAAAAGCTCATCGGCCGCGAAGCCAAAGGCTTTTTTCTTCCGACCGACATCAGCGAGCACCAGTCTGAAAAGGTCACACGCGAATTGAACCGCAACCTCTCCGCAGGTGTGGCAGCTAAGGGCGGATACACGATCGGCACGGACGTTCTTGGCGGCTCTCTTATCGAGTTGCTTCGCAATAAGTCGGTGCTGTCTGCTCTCGGTGTTCGCACCCTTAGCGGCTTGCGTGGTGACATCGCGATCCCAACCGTCGAAGGCGGCGCGACTGCTTATTGGCTGTCAGAAACTGGCGAAGTGACCGCTTCTGATCAAGCCTTTGGTCAGATCGGAATGACGCCAAAGCGCCTAGTTGGTGATACTGCATACAGCAAGCAATTGCTTACGCAGTCTAGTATCGGCGTTGAAGCGTTTGTGCGCGACGACCTAATGACCGTGCTGGCTCTTGCAAAAGACTTAGCGGGCATTACAGGCAGCGGCGTAAGCGGCCAGCCTAAAGGCATCATGACCACGACCGGTATCGGCTCCGTAACGTTTGGCGCAACTGCCACACGTGCAAAGGCAATCGAATTCCAGACTGACGTTGCCACTGCAAACGCTTCACGCGGCTCCCTGAATTACCTGACATCGCCCGCAGTTGCAGGCGCATGGATGGGCATCGCAGAAGAGTCTGGCGCGGCACAATGGCTCTGGAAGGGCAACATCGACGAAGGCCAAGTAGTCGGTCGTCCTTGCCAATCCAGCAACCAGGTGCCTGACAACAAGGTGATCTACGGAAACTTTAATGATGCCATGTTTGCGGATTGGGATGGGATGGACGTAGTTGTCGATCCTTACAGCCTCAAAAAGACCGGGCAAATCGAAGTGACTATCCAGTTGCTTACCGACTTTGCAGTCCGCCACGCTGCATCGTTCTCCGTCTCATCTGACGCTGGCAATCAGTAACCACTGACCGACCTCGCAGCATGAAAATCATAATCACTCAGCCGACAGTTTGCGGCGGTAATCACGTCTCCATTGACGACGTTATCGATGCAACTGAATCAGACGCTCGTATGTTAATCCGTATCGGGAAAGCGGATACATACAGCGAGCCGCTGCCTACGCCGAGTGACAATGACGATCAGGGGCCTTTGATTCCATCCCGTATAGCAAAGGCCCCTCGCCGCAAAGTCAGCCGTTCAAAAACTTCAACCACAAAATAATCTAAGACCATGAGTATTCCTACTAAAGTAACTTCGCTGACCAATGTGTCAGTCCTTCCAGCGTTTCTTCGCGTAGCCGCCGTAGATGGTGCCGCGATTGACCTGTTGCCATTTAATGGCAAAGTCGTAGTCGTCGTCAACAGCGGCAACATCACATCAGGCGCGACAAACTCAACGTTTCCGATTTCGCTGATGACCGGTGCTACCACTAGCATCGGCGATGCATCGGCCGCTACGCTGGATACCACCATCACAGCAACCAACGTGGGCTCTTTGCAGACTGCCGAGGTTGACACGCGCAAAGCCGATCGTTATTTGTTCGCTCGCTGCACGATCACCGGTGGCTCAGATCCCGCGTTTCCGATCTCGATCAGCTTGATCGGATCACCGCAAACAGCATAATTTTCGTTAGGGGTAACGAGATCGTAAATACAGCGGAAGGAGCGTCTCGAAAGAGGCGCTCCTTTTTTATGCACACACGCCTTGACAGACCTGCACACACACCGCAAGGTCGAGCTGTAGCAATTCCGCTGCACACACACAGACATTATGAGCACAGACACGAAATCCAAATTCAAGAAGGGCGACCGCGTAAGGTTTACATCGGCACCACCACACACCCCCGAAATCCTTGGGCAGACCGGAACGATAGACGAAGACGAAAGCACTGTTCCTTTCGTTATTACCGACGAAGGCGAGCGACTCGCAATATGGGTGCATCACATGGAGCTAATCACAGCCAAACCCGAGCAGCCCGCAGCCACCGATCTTGACCAGCAGCCCGCAGAGTCGCCCGCAACCTTTAAACCATCCTTGCCGCTCTCACCCGCGCTAGAAGCTACCGAAGAACCTACCCGCAGCTTCACAAAGCCCGCGCTCACTGCCGAAGCCCGCGCATTCGTAGAGCAGCACTTCCCCGTAGACTCACATGGCAAAGGTGATTACTACCGTCAGCTCGGCGTATTCGCTGAGTTCATCGAGTCTGTATTCCCCTAGCTACCCCACAGCCCCGCAGCAATGCGGGGCTTTTTCGCGTCTTGCCATTTCAGCGTATCCAGTCCACAACTACACGCATGAGCGATTTTGACGACTTCTTTTCCATCGCCGCACCCGAATTCTCGGCTGAGATGGACGATCCTATCAGCTTCGGCAGCGACACCGCAGCAAAGGTTGATTGCACGTTTGACGCGCTCGAAATGTCTACGGGGATCGAGCGATATGGCGATACCGAAAGCATCACGGCCCGCGCTGTCGTCGCGATGGCTTCCCTTAATACCGTGCCCAAGCAGAAGAGCCGCGTTTACCGCCACAAGACACAGAAGACCTACTACGTCGTCAGCGTGAGCACGGACGCGGGACACGTAGAGCTGTCGCTTACCGACGAGGGAGCGAAACGCGGTAATGGCTAAGGGTAAAACAGGAATCACGCTCGACGATAGCGTCTATCGCCGTAAGATCAAGGAGATGGCTAGGCGACTCAATATCGTTGAGCGCGACCTAGTGCAAGAGCAAGGCGCTCTACACGCGATCGATATGGCCAAACGCACGCCGCCGTTCGTGCGGTTCCCTGGCGGCAAGTCCATCGGCACGAAAGCTGATTACATCCAGGGCGTCGAAGCGATCAGCCAAGACCTACTCAATATCTGCCGACCCAAAGACGCCGGGCTAATTGATTTCTGCGTCAAAACATTCGGGGTCGGATTCACGGACAAAGAGATTAGAGGCCGTGGCGGGCGCATAACCCGATACTCCTACGCCCGCATCGGCAGAGGGATGCAAGACATCTACCAATGGCACGAGTCGCACCGACAACCGTCCTCGGGGCGGACGTTCTACAGGGAGAGCATCAATACGATGTGGGTAGACGAGGACATGCTTGACGACTATATCGCATGGCGCATCCTTGCCATCGGCACCGCAAAGGCGTCGTTTTTCGGGGCGGCAAAGAAGCTTGACCCAGGTAACAAGACGCGCGCGCCCGTATGGGTTAAAAAACACGTCGCCAAATCTGGCGGCACTGGGCGAATCGTAGTTGATTCCAAAGGCCCGACAGCAACATACTCAGCAAGCGCTGCGGGCATACAGGTTCCGCTGCGCAGCATCAGAAGGGTTACGAGCAATCGGCTAAAGTCTATGGTTAAGCGGATGAAATACCTCGCTCGGCAGTCTGCAAAGAAATCAGGGTTTAAGTAGAGTTCTTGACTTTCAATTCTGTATCCATAAAACGGATACACAATGGCAGCAACATCCGAGCAGCAACTTTACAATTTCGAGGGCAACATGGAGGCATCGTTTCGCGCATGGCTACAGGCTAAAGCGCTCGAAACGACTGTATCGGAAGCCACCGAAACCGCCGACGACAACCTGATCTACGCGCAGTTCCAAGTCGGCACTA